AAGCGCATATCCGAATCCATGTTATAGTCTCGGCCCATTGGAACGGGGTGCTTTAAAAACATCCTTGGGGAGTTTTCCAGCGGATGCGCAGGGTCAGGGTTCATTGAGGGGTCAATTAAAGCGTCAGTCTTAGGGACAATTGGAGCAGAAGAGCCCTGAACAAAGCGCTGCTCTAAGTCTCTGGGAGCAGGCTCGGGCGTTTTAAAGCTTTCTGACTGTTTTGGTTCGGCTGAAAAACTTTCCGATAATGCCAGATTTGTTTCAGGGGCAGTTAAAGGCGCATCAAAATGTTGAGGGACCGAAGTGTCAAGTTGGTCAGAAACACCTGGAACAAGCTGCGCTTGCTGTCCCTCTGTAAACCTTCCGCCAAAGTCACCTGTAGACAATTGAGTTTCAGGGGTATCAAAGCGCGGCATAGGCGCATCTTCAGGAGACGTTTTTTGCATTGCTAAATGAGCACCTAACGCCCCCGCAGCGCTTGCAGCAGAGCCAATAAGCCCCATCATTTTTTGACGTTCAGCAAGGTCTTTCTGCATTTCAAGGCGACTTCTTCCAATATCGCGCCTTGATTGCCGTTCAGCAGCTTGACCAAGAGCTTGACCGAGCCCCCGCTCTCTTTGCATGCTTTGGCCAATTTCCTGCGAAGCGATTTGACCAACAATCTGCCGCGACACTTGTTTCGCAATTTGGTCCTGTAGCATTTGGCCACGAACTTCTTGCATAGCTTGCTGACGTAAAGCGTCTGATAAAAATGCACCTGCCATTATAATGTCCTGCTTGAGATAGTTTTAAACGATGTCTTTTCTGGCCTCATGCCAACTTCTAAAGCGAATCCTTCAATGTTAGCCCCTGAAGTAGACCCAGAAATAACAAGCGACAATTGAATTGCTCGGGATTTCTGATTTTTTATATGGGCTCGGTAAAGATACAGGCCCGTAGGAGCACCTGTAAGATTCACACTGTCTGTCTGCGTTGGGTCAGCAGTGTCATAATCATTAAACACTTCTATCTCTAACCCATGAGCAGCTAAGTATCTGCCTAGAATCATGTAACGGTAAATTCTATCTTTTTTCATTAACCCTGTAGGGGAAATGCACCCAGTATCAAGCTGCATGCTGTAATTTACGAGCGAACTACCAGCAGTGTTGTGGTCCTGATAAACAGATGTTGATTGCTTAAACTGCTTGCCGTCAGCGGTCAGTCGTTGAAAACTTGTACCGTCATAAATTTCATCTAGCTGGTGCGCGCTGCTTTGGTATTGAACCTCAAAAATACTCCACTGCTTGAAGTAGTAATTGTATATACAGTAAACATCTGTCCCACTAGAACCAGGTGCTGCTGCCTGTAGCATTATGCGAACAGTGTTATCGTCATCGTGCCTCAACATATTCACGGCTGTCTTAGCGCCAACAGTGTCTTCAACTGCTGCCCCGATATAGCTTACAGACATATCCCGGCCAATGAGATAAATGCCACGATCAGCCTGATAAAAAACACCGAGAGGGCTGTCTGTATGAGCGGAGCCTGACTTAGCGCCTTGGTCACTTGCAAACAATCGGGGCGGAGAAAACGAACCTTGCCCTACAATGCTGGGGCCTGAGCCTGTAACGTAAAACCCATTTTGAGACGTAAAAATAATAAAATGGTCTAAGTTGCTTTCAATCGCGGTAATTTTGCCGGGGTCACCTGGAAGCGTTAACTTGTAGTTTGGAAAGTCTGGGACAAATCCAACATCAGTACCTTCTTGAATACCGTTAGACATATAAACCGTGTCGTCTATCCCGGCTGCATAGATTTTATTTTGATGCCGCACCAAGTCAGTGCAAGAGCCTATAAAGTTGTTCGGGGGAACACCGGGAGTAGTATATATCTCAATTGGGTTCTTTGTAATTTTTGCGTAGTCGGCTGGGGCGTCAATAAAAGTTACATAGCTTTTTGTCAAAGCAGACGGAACCGGCACTTGCCCTGCTAGGTAAAAAACGGAACCGCCATCGGCATCGTTGCGATAAACTTCTATTGAAATATCTGTTTTCCGAGTAAAGCTCGGTACATAAATATCAACCTCTATTTTGCTCTGAGCCGTAATAGTATCAATGGTAATCTCGGCGTCGCCCGAACCACCTGTTACTGTTAATACTTGAGAGGCAGCGTAACCAGTGCCCTGCTCTATCACCGAGTAAGTTGCAATTGAGCCGCTGCTCACTGTCTTAACCAAGATTTTTGCGCCGGTCCCTGAACCCGCGCTCACCGTTGTCGAGTAAACTTGGTTGGCGACGTAACCGGACGTGCCTGCCGTTGTTAGTGTAGTGCCAGCAACAAGGCCCGCGTCAGTTGTGATGTCTACAATTTCAGAAGGGTGGGACTGTTGCAAATTACCTTTTGCATCAGTCCATGAGTAAATAGCGCAGTATTGTATCGTTTTAGAGTTAGGATAGCCGCCCACTACGCCGCTTGAGTAAGAAGTGTTTGAGTATGACCTTTGCGTTAGCTTGCGTATGGCTGGATAAACAACAAAATTATTCTCGAATATCTGATTACCGTCGTAGCCATGCAAAAACCCGCCAGTTCCCAGCCAAGTCTTTTCGACATCAACGCTTGCAAGTGTTCGAGCAGGGGCAAAGTCTACGGTAAACAAAGAGATACCAAAGCTGTTATCAGGGTAGTCGCTTGTGGAATACTGACCTGCTGCATAAAATTCATACCCAGCAAAACGAGAGCCGCCGAACACGAAGCGCGTAGATGTGTCTCTTGCGGTCACGCGCTGCACGCCGTGCCAGAGCCTGCGTGTTTCCCTTCCGGGCGCAAGTGCGCCAGGGTTTTCTGTGTCTCTTCCATTAGGTGGGCAAATCGTTATCCACTCAGAACCAAGGCAAGCGCAGCATTCGCCTGTTCTTAGTGCGCCAATAAGCTCACCGTCAGCGTTAACTAAAACAGAATTGTTGTTTAGCCCTCTTTGAAGCGTAGTGGAGCCTGACATATCAGCATAAAGAGCGTTGTCGTTTACTTGAGAAATGACGCAATAGTTTTCTGAGTTGTATCGAAAAAAGTCGGAAGTAACAGTTGCATTGAACGCAATTGTTTTAACTGTTGATATGGCAAAAGAACCGTCGTCTCTGCTTACGGCATAAGACCGAACAAAATGCTGCGGCATTATTGACGCTTGCTGTGTTGTTGTTGACGGTGGTGTGGGTGCGACACCTTGGCCCAAAGTGTTATCAATGACGCCCGTAAGGTTTGATGCGTATGTACTAGCATCTTGAAACCATAGCGTGCAAAACACGTCGGCGGCACCTGTTGCGGAACCAGTAACCGATGCCGCTGTACCATTTAAAAGCCAAAGATTTCCGGTCCTGCCGCTTGGGGCTGTAGTGTCTGCCGTGTAAGCATTTTGAGCAGACAAATCGTCTTTTACCGATACTAACTGAACCTTTGCAGTGCCGGAATCATTAATCGTATAACCGACTATAATTGTATATGACGCCCCACTGTCACCATCATTAAGGGCCTTTATCATTAATCCTGTGGGAGTGTATTTGAATATGGACGTTCTAGCGTCAAAGGTGTGAAACTCAGGATCAGGTAGGCCCGTTGAGATTAATCTCGGCGTCGTAGATGAGCCTACAAGTGTTGCACCACTTCTGACTAAATAGGTTAATATAAGCTCTGTGCTGGCGGAGTGAAATGCTAGGGCAATGGCCTCGCTGTGAGTTGTTCCGATGCAGTGGTCCATTTCAAACACGGGCAAACTTGCTGAAAGCTCTATTTTTGTGCCACCGTTGTCATTTAAAACATTTTTAGAGCCGATTGAAACCGCGTTTTCAGGGCTCGCGCAGTCAACGGAGGTGTAGTAAAGCGTGTTATCGCTGGAGCCGTCTACCCATTTAAATACAATGTATATTCTGTCTCCAAGTTTGGCACATTGCGGTTGGCCAAATTGATAAAGACAATTGAGGTCGGTGCTTGCATCTGTATCAATGGCAATAGCGTTACTTGCTATTAGGTGGCGACTTACAAGCATAGCCCCCGTTTCAATGTGTTCGACATCGGCATAAATCTCGTATTCGGTCCCGTACTCGTATCGATTGGCAAATTTATATTCTTCCCAAACATAAACGCGGATACCATTGTTTTCCGTTATTTGGGCGTTTCCTTGCCGCCTGTCTATTTGTCTGCGCTTAAAGTCGTTTTGCGCAGTACATGGGATGTACGTGCCCTTGTTGTAAAGACCTGACCCGCCAATTTTTGAATACAGATTAGAATCAGCAACAATAAGAGTCTCATTTTGAAACTTAGAAATTGCTTTGCCTGTGCTAATATCGCCAGTTTCGCCATAAGCCTCTTTATCTGTTCGGCTGTCAGTTAATACAAATCCGCCGCGCTTAGACACTTGGCCTTTTTTAGTAAACTCGACGTTTAGCGCTTTTTTTAAGGCATCCGGCTCGCGTGATGAATCTGATGATTTTTCATCCATGCCCTTAAGCAAAGCGAACGACAGTGTTTTCTTTTCTAACATTATTAAAACACCCACAATGCAGCAGTGCACGGCGTTCCTATGCTCTGGAGCGCTATGTATTGAGAAGGGTTAATGTTTGCGGAGTCAACTACGGAAATTATGCACTTAGAATTGACGGAAACTGTAATGTAGCCCTGATATTTTCTCCCAAGGCCGTGATAAACGTTTTTAGTCACGTCTGCTGTAAATTCAATGCCAGGGATTAGGCGACCGTCTACTATGCCGCTTGACTGCAACGACACCACTACTTCCTCGATTCGGTCCTGAACCAAGGTTAGATTTGTGTCGTCAGTCCTGTGTCGTTCATATTCAATCATAACTAAACCAAGTTAATCGCATCGTCTAAGTAAGACGAAGTTCCAACATTTACATCGGTAATCGAATAAGACTCACCAGCATCGCGTTTACCTGCCGCCTGCTCAATACGCTGAAGCTGCTGCTGTTTCTGTACAAGTAGCACCTGAACGTCTGATTCTTCTTTCTGAAGGCATTTAATGGCTGCATCTATAACAACGTACTCTTCGTAACCTTTCGCTACCTGAGCGGCTACTGACTCGATTGTCGCGCTTGTCGAACCCGCACTGAAATAGACCGGCTCAGGAACATACCAAAGGGTCGCCGTTCCTGACGCCGCAGGGGCCGGTATGAACTTAATTGACTCGCCCTGTATGTGGTACATCGTATTGCTAATCATAGAAGAGACAACACCGGGAGAATTATAGGTTGCCCGCTCCTGAAATGAATAGGGCTTTAGTCGATAGGTAATTCCACCCGCGTCGAAATCAACACCCAAGCACTTATAAAAGGTAGAGGGGAGCGCAAAGAGCCCCGCCGTCAACCCAGAGCCAGAACCAGGCAGGGTGTACTGTTGGGAACTGACATAATAATCCTCGAACTTAGTTACGAGGATATCGTGAACTTCTGCCATTGCGACGTTTATATAATCAACAATCTCGGCATCAGAAACGAAGGTAGACCCTTCCATATCCGCACGACGGCGAACCCCGGTAATCAAGTTGGCCAACGTCAGGGTATTGTTCGGCATACCTATCCCCCAAAAGGAAAAGCGGGGGCACGTAGCCCCCGCTCAATTAATCCATCATGGTTGCCAAGTCGGACATCGCACTGACGACCGCATCGGCATCATTCTCTTGGATGGCCTTGAGGAATTTCTCCCCTGCCTCCTTCTTCATCAAGCCGCTATCATCCTCTTCCGGGCCTTCTTTTTTGGCCTTTTCAAGAATCATAAGGGCAAGATTACCTTTGCCTTTCATGGCAAGCTCCTAGTTAGGTTACACTGCTGTTTTTAAGCACCAGCATAAAAGTCCACGCGGTTAAATCAGGACCAGCATCGGCACCTGATAAGTTTTGACAATTAAATGAAACCGTCCCAGCGCCACTAACGTCATGAGCTTCAATGCCAAGGAGAAGGTTATCCTCGCCCGTGGTAGTTTCTGGCCCCAAGGTCACACTTGCAAAAAGCAAATCAGAATACTTGTCCTCAAGAGTAACAACCGCGATGCCGCCGACCCAGTTTCCGACACTGTAACCTGCGCCATTAATCTTGGTGTTGACTTGTGACCCATCGGTAGAAACCCGACCGGCGATAATCTTCACCTCACGCTCAAGCGCCTGAACATCTTTAAAATCCCTATTAGCCATAATTCATCTCCCTTCAATGAGTTAAATTATGCCAATGCTACGCGGCAGTTATAGCCAGGAGCATTGCAAGAAACGTTGCCGTAAAAACCGATACGTGTTTCATAGGCATCTGCGTCCGTTACGCGAAGCATGTTTTGGCCATCAAGGTCAAGAATACTAACTGCTTGTCCAAGACTGTTTAGAGTCCAGGTATTTAGCTGAAGCATCCATGCAACGTTTGGCTGACAGTTATGGTCAGGAATAACCTTCATGTGACCACGGGGACCATTTACAACCAATGCATCAAAGCCAACACTAGCATCGCTAGTCTTAACTTTGTCGTATTGAACTTTAGACCCAAGAGCTTTTTCAAGGTTTGAGTAACTAGCAAAGTCCATAAAGATGTGGTCAGGGGCGCCGCCTTCGCGACCAATTAGAGACGCTCCTTCAATAAGAGCTTCCTCAATCGGCAAGGCAGAACCGTCAAACCGGTTTCCACCCAATCGAGTAGTGTCGGCTGTTCGGTTAACACCAAAGTGTAACGTTGCTCCTGGGGCTGATTCCGGGCACCAAGCCTCAAGTCCAGAAATCTTTAAAAGATCGTCTGCTTCTGTATAATCGCCTGCTTGAAAGACAGCATCGGCAGATCCAGAAGAAAGAATGTCGGCATCAAGAGCCGCGCTCACAGTAATTACACCAGTTACACGGTTAATGGCCGAAATTGTTCGTGCGCCACCAGAGCGAAGAGCCGATGCACCGTCAGCAGCAAAAACAATACTCATCCCGACTTCAAAGTTTACCACGTCCGCAATTGGGTTTAGTGTAAACGATGAGGCCGTAACAGGGTCAACGGTTACTGTACCAATTTGACCTGAGCCATTTCGATACATTGCAACTGAAAGAGAGCGCTTAAGGCTATGAATTGCCCCGTCAATCTCGTTGCTTGCATAGCGAACAAAGGCGTCAGCATTGCCAGCAGAGGCACGAATTGCCTCATGTTGAATCGCCGCGAATGAGTAGTCTTTTACCCGCGTCAAAAAGAATTGACGCATAACAGACGTTGATGTGTTTGCTTGGCCTGTGCCAAAAGTAGCACTTCGGCGCTGCGGCCCAGTAACAACAAGTGGTACGGGCATTCCGTCACCACCAAACTTTTCATACTTAGGCATAAGAGCGAAAAGCGGGTTGTGCTCATACGTCATCGTTTTGATGCGCTCAGCTTTGTAGTGTTCTTTTAGGA